CTAAAATTCCAAGTTCCAGCAGGAATAGTAGTCAAATTAGGCTTATTAGTATCTGTAATAAACCTAGCTATTATATTATCTCCTGTTGCAACGAAGTTGGCACTACTTGCTACATTTTCAGTAGAACTTAATTGATAGTAAGAATTACCACCTATTGTGCCTTGTGATATGCCACCATTTAGATAGAATTGTCCATTGGGATTTTGCCAATAGAGAATCATATTATTGCCTTGTACTTTATCTGCCATATTGCAAAGTTAAACTATATTAATATTAAATTGTCCTATCCAGAATGGTCCTAGTTGACCTACATCTGTTATGTAATTTGGAATAATAAATGCCGTTATTTCAGCAACGCTAACCTCAATTAACTGAACCGAGTTCAATTCGTTTACATAAGAATTTTGACTTACCCTATTTAAAATGAATTTCTTACCTGTATAAGATAAGTTTCCTGTAACTGTGTCCGTTGTAGTAAAGACCTTATCTAAATAGACAAATCCCCCACTACTTATATGCTCTCCTAAATCAAATTCTACTGTTGCCACATTCTTATTTAAGTTTCTTATATTTTGATAAGTCATAAAAACAACTAAATCTACTGCTCCTAAAGGAGTACCACTAGGGCAAGATGAATACCAATCCTTTAAGAATGTGCCATCTGAATAACATAAAACCCCTTTATTTGAAGAATACCCAAGAGCAGGAGAAGTTACAGATGGGTAATTATTCCCATAAGGTTGCTCAAATACTTTTAATGTAGATTGGTCTGCATTATTAGGATTATAATTAGCTTCTATATATTTAACTTGACTTGTTGCTCTTGTAATTACAAAGTTCTTATAATACCCACTTTCCCCACTTGCATTTACTATTATACTAAATTGTAAATATCCATATATAGGAACACCAAATTCTAAGTAAGGTGGAATATCTTTACTAAATGTCCCAAACTCAATACTAGAATCAGGTATTGCTATATTTGATACTGTACCTCCCCATATACCATTTGTATCTAAATATTTTGTTCCACCTGCCGTAATTAATTTTATTTGCAGTTTAGCACTTGCAAATGTTTTATGCTCAAAACTTAAATTAAAAGGAACTTCTCCTATATATGGTAAGTAAAAATAAGGCAATGCAGTATTACCAGTAGTTATTGAAGCATCTCCACTAGAACCTCTAGTTATAAAGTATTGATTAAATTGTGAATTAGCATCGGCAATTATTTGAACTGTACCTGTTCCACTAAAAGAAGGTATAAATCCAACGGCACTGAATCCAGTATATAACTTTAAATCTGCGTTGTCGCAATAGTTTAAAGCTGATTCGTAAGCACCTCTCCCCTGTATATTATAAAATCCTTTCTTTAATAGTTTTACTTGACTATTATTAATAAAATGCACATTACCATCTGCATAAGGAACTATGTTAACTGTATTACTTAAAACACCACTACTTGTTATTGTAGGAGTAGCTAATATATTATATTTAGTAAAATAATTTGTAGTAGCTGCCATTTCATTCATAGAAAATATACACCAGTCTCCATTAGCTTGGAACATTCTACAATTAAATGATGTCATTATTTTACCAATAATGTCATAATAAGACTCACCCATAAAATCCCTTCTATATTGATAGATTTGGCTAAATGGCTCGTTACTTACGCCATCTTGTCTATCAAGCATACCATCTGCAAAGTAAGAACAAGCAACAACTAAATTTAACACATCTGGATAGCCTAATAACTTTAAGCCATCACTAATTACATTTAATTGAGTGTCTAATTGATTAATACTATCATCTCTTACATATTCAATAGTTTGAATAAAAGAAATAGCATCAATACAAGTAAAGTCTGCTTGAGTTATGCCTGTTGAAAAACCCATTTGAGTATAATCATTAAACAAAAAACCTCTCCACATTACGCTTGTACTTTCTTTTAGTACTACATAATACTTCCTATCATCTTGAGTAAGTACATTAGGGAATTGGTCGTAATCATCTTGCGTTTCTAATAATATAGAAAAATTAACCTGAGTAGATATTATTGTAGGATAGGGATATTCCTCGTTTGAATTAGGCTGAACTATTATTGATACTGGCTTATAGGTTTTGACTATCCCAGCAACATAATCTCTCTCATAAATCTCAAGTACTTGGTTATTACCATTCCTTAAGATTTGAGTTATTGTATATCTTAATCCGTAAGCCATTATGCTAAACTGATTGTTTGTCCTTTAATGTTTGATGCCTTTTGACTTCTATTTACTGCAAGTAATAAGTCTTGACCTCTTAATACAAATTGACCACCACTACTACCAGAACTACCACTCATTGAACCTGCGTTAAAAGAACCTTGCATTATATTACCAAGTTTGCTTAATGGCAAAACTGCTTCACTTTCACTTCCCTCACCAATCATTGCTAATGTTGGACCAGTTGCTACACCACCACTTGCTAAACCTAATATACCTTTAAATGCTCCCATAAATGATACTCCACCATTAGCTGCTCCACCACTTATTAAAGATAAAATACCAGCAAATATTGCAGCTTGAATAACTGCTTCTGCAATTTGTTTAGTTAGATTTTGGAACATTTGACCTATTGAATCACTTACATTCTCCCCTCTTTCCATTGCATCCCATAAACCCATAAGTGAATTAGTTGCAATATTTGAAACTGTACTAGCAAAATTTACATAATCTTGTTGTTGTATTTTTAATAATTTTCTAACTTCTTTTGCCTTTTCAGTTTCTCCCAAAACAAAAATACGATTAGCTTCTTTATCAAGCATCGCCATTGCTCTTGCAGTTCTTTCAGGGTCTAATGCTTTTACTCCACTTGCTGCTGCTCCTCCTGCTCTCCTTTTTTCTAATAAACCTAATGCTTGTTCTACTTTTGTCGCAGATAAATCTTGTCTTAAACTTGCCAAAGCATTTTTTGCTTCGCCAGTTGTTAATCCAGCAAGTTTTTTAATTGCATCAGAAATAGCATTTATCTTTATAGTATAATATGATTCTTTATCCTTATCAGATGTAGGTAGTTTTTTAATAAGACCTTCATCTAACTGATATTGCAATGACCTTGTTTGCTCTGCTAAGTTTTGTATTATCTTACTTGTTTCACTTTGCTTAACATCTCCAACTCCTGCATTAGATGGACCAAATATTTTAGTAAATGTTTGCTTAATATTATCAGCAATTGTATTATATCTTTTATTTATTTCTTGTAAAATATAAGCATCAAATTCTAAATCTTTTATTCTTTTTTTTCTATCTTTTTCTGCAATATCTTCACCACTTGTACCAGCAGGACTTACAAAAGCTAATGCTCTTTGTCCAAATGTTGGAGTTGGTGGTAATTCCTCTAATGATAATTGTTCTACTTGCTTTTTTGCTGCTTGTGCTGCTGCTTCTTGTGCTACGGCTTTATAGAAAATCATTTTAACATAAGCCTCTGAATTTTCAGTTAAGAATTTTTCAGCAGTACTTAAATCATTTGTATTTGCAATTGTATCTTTAAGGGTAGCATTAAATTGCTTTAAAAATGACTCTTTAGTTATTAACCCATTTTTATATTGCTCGTGTGCTTCGTTAAGACTATTAATATCAGTAGAAGCCTTTACATAGGCTTTAGAAGCATCATCAAAAACTTTAATTTCTGATGCCAAAGCAGTATTTAAACCACCTACTTTTTGTGTAATAAAATTAGATATTTCATCACCAAACTTTAGGAATATAAATGTAGCTGCTGATAAAGCAACTCCAATACCTGCTGGACCAGTTAAAGCACTAACTAATTCTTTACCAATACTACTTCCAGCTTCTTTTGACCTTTCTCCTAATCTTTGGAATGATTCAAGTAATGGGTTAAGGTTATTTGCAACACCTATAAAACCATAATTCAAATCTTGTAAAACACGACCTGAATTTAATAACGCTTGATTTGCTTGATTTGATGCACTAGGTAATTTACCTAAATTTGAACTTAATTGAGTAGTAGCAACAGATGTTTGTTGTAAACCTTCTAAAGCCTGTTTATTATCGGCTGTAATCGTAATTTTAAGTGTTTCCTGTGCCATTTTACTAATTTACTCCGTATAATTTTAATGTTCTTGCCAATTGGTCATCCGTTAACATTGTTTTTTCTTGTTCTTCATCATTATCATCCAACATTGGTATATGCCAAAATGCTTTTAATGACTTAGGAGACCTTTCAGCACTATTACTTAGGTATATAATATAGGCAAGGTTTCTAGTCCTTGCCCATTCATTTAATTCTTTTCTTTCATTGCCTAAAACAATAATTGAAAAATCTTTCCAAGTCATCTCCCAAAACTCACTAGGTTTAACCCCACATTCAGCAGCCTTAACTAAGATGTCATCCCAACTTAGATTTGTTAGACTTTTTTTTTTCTTCTTTAGCAGGAGTTCCTTGAACAGTCAATACAGTTGTCGCAACAATGTATTTAATATATTCAATTACACTTCCTTTTTCATCAAAAATACCACCAAGTTCATCTACCCAATCGCAAACATCATTTTCATCAAATTCAACACTTTCTTTATTGCTATTACAAGCTGATTTATACCCTACAA